AAAGTAATTGTTTTTCTCACGGAAAAAAAGGGGAAATCAATACTGCAATGGCAATTGTTAATCTGAAATCTAATCACGGTTGGACAGATAGAGTTGATACAACATCAAAAGACAAAGAGATAAAAACAGCTATTATTAATCTAGGTAATGGAACAAAGCCAGATGAATGAAGCTGCTATTAAAACAGGAACACGCAATTTATTATCTAAAAGATGATTGCACAACAGAAGTTTTATATGGCGGTGCTGCTGGAGGAGGTAAGAGTGCTTTAGGATGTTTATGGTTAATTGAGAATTGTCAAAAATATAAAGGTAGTAGGTGGTTAATGGGAAGGTCTAAATTAAAGACTTTAAAAGAAACTACTTTAAATACGTTCTTTGAATTATCGTCAAAATTAGGGCTTTCTGAACAATGGGAATATAACGGACATTCTGATACTATCAACTGGAATAATGGCAGTCAGATTATATTAAAAGATTTATTTCTATATCCAAGTGATCCAGAATTTGATAAGTTGGGTTCTTTAGAAATAACAGGAGCTTTTATAGATGAGTGTAATCAGTTAGTTTATAAAGCGTGGCAAGTTGTAAAATCGAGGCTTAGATATAAGTTAGATGAGTTTGGATTAATACCTAAAATGTTAGGCACTTGCAATCCAGCTAAGAACTGGACTTATAAAGAGTTTTATCAAAGAGATAAAAAAGGAGTATTAAAGAAAACTAAAAAGTTTATTCAGGCATTACCAACTGACAACCCTTATTTACCGCAATCTTATTTAGAGAGCTTATTAGAATTAGATAAGAATAGTAAACAGAGATTATACTATGGTAATTGGGAGTATGATGATGACCCAAGTGCTTTAATAGATTTTGATGCTATTAATGATTATTGGAATCCTACTCATTTAAAAGCAGAAGGAGAGAAATATATTACTATTGATGTAGCACGTAAAGGAAAGGATAAAACAGTTTTTAGAGTGTGGCAAGGATGGTTAGTTATTCATAGATACTCAATAGCTAAAAGCGGATTAAAAGAAGTAGTAAGAAAAGCAGAACAGTTACAGCAAAAGTATCAAATTCCTTTAAGCAGAATTATAGCAGATGAGGATGGTGTAGGTGGTGGAGTTGTTGACTTCTTAGGCTGTAAAGGATTTGTAAATAATAGTAGAGCCTTAAATGATGAGAACTTCAACAATCTGAAAAGCCAATGCGGTTATAAAATGGCTCAAAAGATAGTTAAAAGAGAAGTAGGAGAGCTTTGTAAAGATGGTGATGTAATAGATGTTACCAGCGAAGAAATGGAACAAGTAAAGCAAAAGGACATCGACAAAGATGGTAGAGTTGCTTTAGTTAGTAAAGATATAGTTAAAGAAATGATAGGGAGATCACCAGATGAGTGGGATAGTATAATGATGAGATATTGGTTTGAATTAACACCTAAAGTATTTATGTTTTAATGGGTTTATTTAGTACAATTAGAAATTATTGGAATAAGTATAATAAGTTTAATTATGCTTTTATTTCAAAGTTTGGAGGAGATTATACTTCATACGATCAAGATGGAAAGACATACCTTGATAAAGGTTATAACTATAACTCAATAGTTTACTCAATAGTTAATCAACAGGCTACTAAAACAGCTTCTATTCCTTTTCAAATTAAAAAGGTAGATGATGAGAGTGCTAAGAATAGCTTAAGTTCTTTATATATGGCTACTAAGTACGATTTAACACCTATGCAGAAGGTTAAAAAGCGCACTTTAGAAAGTAAGGCATTTAGTGAGGATGTTTTTAAAATGCCATTGGTTAAACCTAATCCTAATCAAACTTGGCGTGAATTTCACGCTTTGTATAAAACGTTTTTAGCATTAACTGGAAGTGTTTATATATACAAGCTAAGTCCAAGCGAAGGAATGAATGCAGGAACTCCAATAGCTATTTATGTATTACCAAGTCATTTAATTAAAATAGTTACAAAAGATAATACTGATTTATTAGGACTAGAAAACCCTATTAAATCTTATATGTTAATTGAGGGTAAGCAGTATTTAGAGTTTGAAGCAGATAAGATTATACACGTTAAGCTACCTAACCCTAATTATGATGAGGATGGCAGCCACTTATACGGACAAAGCAGACTAAAGGCAGCATTAAGAAATTTACAAGCATCAAATAAAGGATTAGATCTAAATATAAAAACACTTCAAAATGGGGGTGCTTTTGGATTTATACATGGTAAGCAAATAGCATTAAACGAAGGACAGGCAAAAGAGCTAAAAGAGCGTTTAAGCGAAATGAACAACAATCCAGAGGATTTAAGTAAAATAGCTGGTATAAGTGCAGAAGTAGGATTCACTAGAATAAGTTTAACAACAGATGAACTTAAACCATTTGAGTATTTGCAATATGATGAAAAGCAATTATGTAATGTTTTAGGCTGGAGTGATAAGTTATTAAATAGTGATGCTGGAGCAAAATATGATAATGTTAGTCAGTTTAGAAAGCAAGTAGTAACAGATAATATTCTTCCAGATTTACAGCTATTAGCAGAAAGTTTAAATAATGAGTTTTTACCATTGTTTAAAGGATATAAAGGAACTGAAATAATATACGATATTTCAGAGCTTCCAGAAATGCAAGAGGACACCGAAAAGATGGTTAATTGGGGTGTTCAACTATTAGACAGAAGTGTAATAAATAGAGATGAGTTAAGAGATGTACTCAACTTTAATAAGTTAGGGGGTAATATGGAAATATACACCGTTGTAAATGATTTATTAACCTTAGATGAAGCAATAGAGAGCGAGTTTAGAATAGGTAATGAGTAATATAACTAAATATCGTAAAAAGTGGTTAATATACCATAAAAGTTATGAAAAAAGAGCTTTAAAAGAGCTTATGTTAGTTTTTCGTAAGTGGAATAGAACAGTTATAGAGAATGAGTTTACAGAGAATAATATAAAAGGGCAGTTACTAAATATTATTAGTAATGAGGATATGTACGGAGCTTATTTCAGTATTTATTTTGCTGTTGGATTAGCACACGGACAAAGAGTAGGAAAAGATATAAATGCGGGGTTAAAAGAGTTCACGCTTGAAGGATTTATGCAAATATTAGAGAGTGATTTACCAGCTTATTTAAGACGATGGGGAATTACAAGAGTTCAATTAGTGCATAGTGCTTATGTTGAATCTGTTTACAAGTTATTTAACCAACGATTAAAAGAGGGTAAAACATTAAAGGAAACAACAGAGGAGATATTTCAAATAATGCGCTCACCTCGTTTTTATAGATATGAAGCAGAGAGAATAGCAAGAACAGAAACCACAGCAGCAGCAAACAATGCAGCTATTAAAGCTGGAGATGTAAGTGGCTATATAATGCACAAAAGATGGATAAGTGCTTTAGATGCAAGAACACGTACTTTAATGAATAGCGATTACGACCATAGAGCAATGAATGGAGTTACGATACCATTAAATGATATGTTTCAATTTAAAAGAGGAGATCATATTATAGATTTATTAGCCTTCCCGGGTGATCCAATAGGTGATGCTGGGAATGTTATTAATTGTAGATGTACTGTTGCGGTTGTACCAGCAAGAGATAAAAGAGGAAACTTAATAAGAACAAATGATAATGGAATTTAAACAACTAAATTATTCTTTAAAAGAATTTGACGAGGTTAAAGGTGTTGTAGTTGCTTATGCTAATGCTTATGACAACAAAGACAGTGATGGAGATATATCTGCAAAAGGTAGTTTTAATAAGACTGTTTCAGAAAATTTTAAGCGGATAAGAGTATTAAAGGATCATAACCCTACTATAAGCTTGGGAGTGCCTTTAAATATTGATACCAAAGATAATTATGGATTGCTTACTACTACTAAATTTAATCTAAATAAAGAGGTTAGCAGAGATATGTTTTCAGACATTAAACTAATGCACGAAAACGGACTAAATGCAGAGTTAAGCATAGGTTACAAAGTTATCCAAAGAGATAAAAAAGAGAAGTCTATTATAACAGAATATAAGTTAATGGAATATTCATTTTTATCAAGTTGGGCAGCTAATGAATTGGCAACCGTACAAGATATAAAAGGAATAAAGAGCTATTACGGAATAATGGAGCTTATAGAGAAATCATACAATCTTGATTATTCAGATTCAAGATTGAAACAAATAGAAAAATTATTAAAAGCACTTTCAAATAATGAGCCGTTAGTAGATGACACTCTAAACGATAAGCCGCTTATGATTATTAACGAATTTATAAAAACATTATAAAAATGGAATTAAAAGAACAATTAGAGGCTTTACAAACTAAATTAGAAGGAAAGTCTAAAGAACAAGCTGAAAACTTAATTAAAGAGTTTAAAGCAGAAAATGCAACAGCAATTAAAGAAGCTGTTGAAAATGGTGTAAAAGAGGCTAAAGATGAGTTTGAAGTGCAATTAAAAGCTATTCAAGATCACGCTGATAAATTAGATGTTAAGCTTCAAGAAAAAGCTAAAAAAGATATTTCTAAAGGAGATAACATTAAAGCTGCTATTACTGAAAACTTTAAAGATATTAAAGATGTAAGAAAAGGAAATGCAGTACAGGTTAAAGCTGTTGGAGATATGACAACATCTAGCTTATCTGGAGATGAGCCAAGAGATTATAACTTTGATGTAGTTATGTTTCCTTCTCAAAAAGTTAACGTTTCTGATTTAGTTGGAAATGTAAACATTAATGGAGGTACTTATACCTATACTAGAGAAGTAACAGGAGAGGGTAGTATTTCAACTCAAACAGAGGGAAGTTCTAAAACTCAAATTGATTATGATTTCTTGAATGTTGATGTATCTACTGATTTCATCGCTGGTTTTGCACGTTATAGCAAAAAAATGAAAAACAACTTACCATATTTGGAAAGTTTTATACCACAAGCACTTAGGAGAGATTATTTTAAAGCTGAAAACGCTGCATTTAATACTGTATTGGCTGCTGCTGCAACTGCATCATCAGAGATAATTACAGGTTCAACAAAAGCTGGAATGTTAGTAAATGAGATGTCTAAGTTAGAAGATGCTAATTATGATGTTAATGTAATGGTGGTTAGACCTTCTGATTATTATGATATTTTAAAAACTCCTAAAGATGATTTAGCAGCTATTGTAAGTTTTGAAAATGGAATATTAAGAGTAAATGGTATTCAATTAGTAAAAGCAACTTGGTTAGCAGCTAATAAATATTATGTAGGTGATTGGAGTAGAATCAACAAAATTAATACCGAAGGTTTATCATTAGAATTTTCAGATGTTGAGGGAACAAACTTTGTGAAAAATAATATTACTGCAAGAATTGAGAGCCAAACTGCATTAGCAGTTGAGCAACCAACAGCGATAATTTACGGAGATTTTACAGCAACAGCAT